TGATCAGTGCAGGTGGTTCAGTCAGTGCTACAGGCAATGTCACTGGTGGCAACATCAGCACAGCTGGCCTGATCATTGCCACAGGCAACATCACTGCCACTGCCAATATTGCTGGTGGCAACATCTTGACTGCTAACTTGTTACAAGGTGGCACAGTTAGTGCCACTGCCAACGTGATTGGTGCCAACATACAAGGTGGCACGCTGAGCCTAAGCGGCAACGTGATTAGTGGTTTAAATATGACCACTGAGATTATCAGCACTGGCAATATCACAGGTGGTAACTTGATTGGTAATGGACGTGTGCTGACATCACTCAGTGCTACCAATATTAATTTTGGTACATTAGATCAAGCTCGCCTGGCCAACGCAGCAGTCACGCTGGGCAGCACAGCACTTACCTTGGGCGCAACAGTGACTACTGTGGCTGGGTTGACCAGTGTAACATCAACTACGTTTGTGGGTGCGTTGACTGGAGCAGCTACCACAGCTGGTACTGTGACCACAGCAGCACAACCCAATATCACCAGTGTGGGCACTCTCAGCAGTGTCACCGTCACAGCCAACGTGGCCGCCGGCAACTTGACCACAGCAGGTCTAGTAGTGGCCACTGGTAACATCACAGGCGGGAACCTGATCACTGCTGGCCTAGTAAGCCTGAGTTCAATTACCAAAACAGGATCAAACGGGGTAGGCAACATTGGTGCAGTGGCCAGCGCATTCAACACAATATTTGCCAAAGCAACCTCAGCACAATACGCTGACTTGGCCGAGATGTACTGTGCTGACGCAACATACGCTCCAGGCACTGTGTTGAGTTTTGGCGGCTCACAAGAGGTCACACTTAGCACACAGGCCAGCGACCCACGAGTTGCTGGCGTGGTGTCCACCCATCCTGCACACTTGATGAATTCAACCCTGGATTGTGATTTTGCAGTGGCTCTGGCCCTGACAGGGCGAGTACCTGCCCAGGTCACAGGCACAGTACGCAAGGGCGACATGATGGTGAGTGCTGGCAACGGACATGCACAGGCCTGTGCCACGCCTGCCATGGGCACAGTGATCGGCAAGGCACTGGAAGATTTTGACGGCAACGCTGGCACAATTGAAATTGTTGTTGGCAGAATGTAAGGAAAAAAATGGCTTATTTAGGTAATACACCGCAGATTGGACAGTATCGCAAAATGGATGCACTGGCCTTCAACGGGGTCACACAGACATTCAACATCACAGTGGGTGGTGTGAGTTTTTCTCCACCCACATCGTTGTCCATGTTGGTGGTACTCAATGGCGAACCGCAGAATCCTGGGGTAGACTTCAGTATCAATGCTGCAACCATCAGCTTTGCAGTGGCACCAGTCAACAACACGCCTTTCTTTGCACTGTTGTTTGGAGACACACTATATACTGGCACGCCAAGCGATGCCACAGTGATCAACAGCAAGATTGCCAATGGAGCAATCAGTTACAACAAGTTTGACACCAATACCCAGTCTCGCTTGACAGCAAATCAAATTATATTTGGAGTTTAATAAATGGCACGACAACGATTATACGACTACGTATTCACACCAGGCACAGCAGGTCTTGGCACAATCAAAGTACCTGGGCGTTATGCCTTGTCAGATTTTTTGGCCATTTACGACACCACAGTAAATGTCAACATCTACAATTTTGGTGACCCTGTTCTAGGCGGCACAGTAAGTTATACCGCATCCGTCACTGCTGATTTCCCTACAGCATATGATGGTGTGACCACACTGGCCCTGGACCTCAACACCAACACTCTGAGTGGCAGTGACAAACTGGCAGTCTATGTAGAAAATACAGATTTAGAAACAAGACCATGGCCATTTGGCGAAGATGCCATTGGTCGCCAGCGTGTGTCTAATCCTACTGCACTGATTGACGCTGACTTTGAATACGGTCTGCAGAATACCAAATGGCAAAATTTTTCAACCAACAACAATATTCCTGGGTTCTACGAAGACACAGGTGCTGATTTAAATATTTCAACCAATGGATATGTGTCTTTGATTGCTGGCGACGATGTGATTACCAGCAACGTGGACACTGCAGTACGTCTCAGCAATGCTGGCACTGCACCCTGGATTGCCAATGACTTTGCACTGCTGATCAGTCAAACACAAGGCAATACAACACCTTTTGTGAGTACTCATTTGACTGCCAACGTGCTGAGCCCACAAGAACGTGAATTCACAGTGGCCAGTTCCACGGGATTTGCAGCAGGCGACCAGGTGGTAATTATTCCTAAACCAACTTCGGGCGGCACCACTGTTGCTACCACTATCACTAGTACTGCCACAACCACTGTGGTGGTTGCCAATGCTAGTACAGCAGGCATTGTTGATGGCACTTACGTGATTGTGGCCACTGACACAGCCAATGTGTTTGAAACCATGGCAGTGACCAACGTCAGCACCAACACACTCACTGTGGTTCGTCAGACCAACAACACCAACGGTGCCGGAGTCAATATCACGTCAGGCAATGCTATTTTTGTTGTGCCGCAGATTGAAGTGGCAAGTGTGATTGAAGTTCCTGACGGAACTTCAATTGATCTTACACGTGGCTGGTACAACATTCCGTCTGTGTCATCTGCTGCCATTGGATCAATTGTTCAAAAGCTGAGTGGCAACGTTGAACTAGTTCAACACACTGCTATCAGCACTGCGGTCAACGGTGTTCAGACCATTAGTCGAAGCGCCTACGGTACCACAGCATTGACCGCTGCTGCATCAGGATCCTTGATGGTCAGAATGACTGGCGTTTACAACACCAGTGCTGATCCTGATCTACCAATTGTGGGCGTCAATGCTCCTGATCATGGAGTACCTGAATTTGGTTATGTAAACGCTATCAACCTGGAACAAAGCCAAGCCGAAGGCGAGAGCATTGTAACTGACCAAGGCTACAACGTCAATAACTTTGCATTTATTACTTTTGGTCCTGTTGTAGCACCAGCAGTGGGATTTCCACTAAACCGCGACGATACCGTGCTGCGTCAAGCCTACGCATTTACCGGTGCTGATCTTGACATTTTGAGCATTGCTGGTAACGGTTCTGATCCTGCTACCATCACAGTGACCACACGATATGCGCACGGCCTGGTGCCGGGCACCACAATCATTGCCAACTTGACCGCAGGAACCAATTATCTCTACGGTACAGGCAACTTCTTTGTGCTGAGTGTGCCCAGCACCAGCACATTTACCTACACAGCCAAAACAGGTGCTGCAGTGTCAGGTGCGTTGACAGGTGAGATCAATGTGCGTTCCAGTGCTGTGTTCTTGCCAAGACCATTTGATGGCGGTGTTGTCATGAGTGCAGGAGCACCCACCCGCGGTGCCAGTGCAATTCGACAAACCAAAAAATACTTCCGCTATCAGTCAGGTAAAGGCCTGTTGTTTACATCTGGTACCATGCTCAAACCCACATTTGACATTGTGGCCATTTCAGCTGCTGGAACTGCAGTCAACAGTGACATCACAGTTGAGACGGACATTGAACACGGATTAAATCCTGGTGCAGTGATAGAACTGTCGGGTATTGATGCCACGGGCTACAATTTTTCTGGATATGTGGTATCTAGCATTGTGAGCGATGTGTCATTCATAGTAGAAGCACAAGCCACATTAGAAACTGCCACACCTGACCTGGCACCCCAGCCTCGAGTCAATGTAGAAGCCTGGCACGGTGCCAGTGTGCGAGCTGGTATATTTGATGATCAAAACGGCTTGTTCTGGGAATGTGACGGCCAAAGCATCAACGTGGTACAGCGTAGCAGTACATTCCAGGTGGCTGGTCGAGTCAGCGTGGGCACAGGTTCTAACCTTGTGGTTGGTGACGATGTGAGTCGTTTCCAAGAACAACTCAACAACGGCGATCAAGTGGTCATTCGCGGAATGACGCACACAGTCACAGGTATCCTCAGCGAAAAGCGTATGACCGTGGTTCCCACTTATCGCGGCGTGTCCAATGAAAATGGTGTAAAAATGTGTCTACGGCAGGAAATAAGAGTACGTCAATCTGACTTCAACATTGATGTGTTAGATGGCACAGGACCCAGCGGTTACACACTGGATTCAGGACGTATGCAGATGTTGGGGATTGAATACTCGTGGTACGGTGCTGGTTATGCACAATGGATGATCCGTGGCCAACGCGGCGAAATGATTCCTGCGCATCGCAAACCCAACAACAACATCAACTACGAAGCCTACATGCGGTCAGGTAACTTGCCAGCACGTTACGAGGCCATCAACGACACTCCTGTTGTGGGTCTAGCTGCTGCAATCAACGATGCTGTGACCAGTATTGTGTTGACCGACGCCACAGACTATCCTGACGCTAGTGTAGACTATCCTGTGTTTGTGATGATTGAAAGCGAAATTATTAAGTACTCTGGCAAAACCGTCAACACCTTGACAGGTTGTACACGGGCTGCAACGTTCACTCAGTGGATCCAAGGACAAAACCGTTCATTTACCAGTTCGGCTGCTGTCAGTCATGCTGTCAACACAGGTGTGATCTTGATCTCCAATACCTGTACTCCAGTGGTCAATCACTGGGGTAGTAGTGTAATCATGGACGGCGGATTTGATGAAGATGCTGCTTTCCAGTATACCTACAACAGAACCAACTTTGGTTTGCCAGCCACTGTTGGTGAAAAAGAACTGGTGTTTGCCATGAGATTGGCTCCCAGCGTCAGCAACGGTATCATTGGTAACCTAGGCGATCGCGACCTGATCAACCGCTCACAGTTGAGTCTGGTGAGTCTCAACGTGCAGGGCACAGCAGGACGTTATCTTGTGGAAGGCATCTTGAATCCCAACAACATTGATAGTGCCAATACCAGTTGGCAGGGACTAAACAACACCGGCGGCGGGTTCCAGCCCAGTTTCAGTCAGTTTACTGTGGCTCCCACCTACGAAGGCACTGCAACTGGCGGTGTCACTGGCGCTCCTCTAAACACTGCAGGCGGCTTTTCAAGATCTGGTGTCAAAACAACCAGTTCTAAATCTAGAAATTTTGCAAACTTGGTTCCGGTAGTGGTGTCGTCAGCCACAGGTGCCAACGCAGTGCTGAGTGTGAGTCTTACTGGAGCAGGAACCACATACAGCACCACTACCACTAGTATCACAGTTCAGAATGCAGGCACAGGATACGCAGTGGGCGACACATTAAAAATCTTGGGCAATGTGATTGGTGGTGCCACACCTGCCAACGACTTGGCATTGACCGTGTTGACTGTGACTATTGAAATTACAGGCGGTGAACGACTGTTTGCTATTCCAGTCAACACCACCACAGGCGGCTTTCTAGATCTCAGCGCTGTCAAACAGATTGGTACCAGTGCTATTCCAGGAGCAGGAACTTATCCCAATGGTCCCGAAGTGTTGGCTGTGCAAATCACAGCATTGACCACACAAACAACACCAACTGGCGACGTGCAACTGAGTTTTAGAGAAAGCCAGGCCTAAACGTCACAAAAGATCCTGCTCCACACGCAGGATTTTTTGTTGCACAGCATCAATGTTGATGGTATTCCACAGGCCCGGGTGCATGGGTCGTGGAAAGATTCCGGCATCAATCCAGGCATAACCCAGATGCTCATGATTTAGTCTGGGAGTAAACTCTGTGGCCAACACACATACCCAGGTGTGATATTCAAAAGCACCGTCAGAGGTAGTGAATTTTTCTATTGGAATCAGTCGCAAGTAAGTGGGAAAGCTGCCTAGTTCTTCAATACACTCACGTTCCATACCGCCCAGCAAGGTCTCTCCAGGCTCTAGTTTGCCGCCAGGCAGTCCCCAAGCACCAGGATGCTTGGAGTCGTTGCGTAACAGATACAGATAACGACCAGTGTCCAGGCTGCGAAACCAAACACCTACTGCTTTTAAAGCACCAGACTCCATGTGCCTCCAGGATAGACCCCTTGATAACTTTTGACCCATCCTGAGCCAAGCCATTCGTATTGAATACTGGTTGTGATATTGGTCACATACTGACCCGCACTGGCACCTGCTGCTCTGAACATTACCCGCCAGTAGCCGTTGACATACTCGATGATATCGTTGGCTTCAGCCACCAGTGGACGACCATTGGCACCCAGCCAAGCCACAGGGTTGAACTCGTTGTTGCGATCACCAGTGGCCTCTACCAGGAGATAGCGTTGCCCTTCCACAGCAGAATCCAGGCCGTCTTGTGGTCCACTCACCAGTGGATCAATCACAGCGTCTACAGGTGCCAGAGTGTTTTGTGGCAACGTGTCTGAATCAGGATCAAAAATTACAAAACGATCGTCGCTGGGATCTAGTGCAATGGTACCAATTACTTCGGTGCCGTTGTCTTGTTCAAGACGCAGTTGACTTACTCCAGGTCTCAGTGTACCATACATGTCAATCACAGCAGGCCATAACAGGTTGCTGTCAGAAACTACAGCATTGGGATCAAGTGAGTCGTTGGCTTCAACCGATGTAAGTGTGGGCTGCAGACATTGAATCTTGTTGCCCACAACCACAAGTCCATAGTTGAACGGAGTGATACGTTGTCTAGTGCCCAGCAACAGATCATTGTTGGTCACAGCTTCATTTAGGTCGCCCTGAGCATCGTACATGGAAGCAATCACACGCTCTACCACGCCTAGTTTCTTGACCTTGGCAGGAGAACTGATCCAGATAGGCAAGTTAAATTTGAGAGTAGCAATGTCAATTGTGTCCTGAGCACCCATTGGGATAGTCCTGGAAGTCCACACAGATGATTCTAGTTCTACTATGCTGAGACTGGTCCAGTCAATGTAGTTGTCTGTGCTTTGAATTTCTAAACTGGGGTTGAACAGGGTCAACATCTGTTCTAGAATCTGAAACTTTTGGTTGGTGTTGGAAGTCCAAATATCTAGCGTGATGCCCAGTTTGTAGGGCACAGGCATCAGCCTTTCAATGGTAAAAGCATTGCCTTGTGTGTTTTCGTATGTTTCTGTAGACTCATCGTAGGTTCTTTGTCGCACAGCAATCTTGCTCACAAATGTTGGATCCTGCATTCTAGGACGGTCGTAGTCTAATCCAGAAACATAAAATGTCATCAGTGGACTAGCCGGCATGGAGTTACGACTGTTTTCCTGAATGATGTTTTGTGCATTGCGACTGGCATCGCCGTAGCGAACAGGCACACGAAGTAATGCAGCGTTTTCGCTGTTTTCTTCTCGCCCATACTCTACCTGGAAGTTGCTGCAGATTCTAGTAAACTGCAGCAAGAACCGTCTTATCTGATTGTCATAAAAAAATTGTTGAATTTTGTTTCTCCTTAGCCGCCGTTGTCAGCTCGAGGTTTCAGTATTTCTGACAGACTCTGACGACTTGGAATTGTGCCACGGTCTGTGGTGGTCACTGTGTCAGTGTTATTTACAAAGCCGCTGCGTTGGGTCTTGTTATTTGGCCCATTGTTGAGATCAGTTCGTACAGCATCTTCAATTTTGACCCACACTCGGCCATCATAACGGAACAAACGATTGGGTTTGTAGTCTAGACGAAGTACATAATCCCCACTGACTGGATTCAATGGAAAAGCAATACCTGTGGTAACCGGAAGTCCATTGGGAACAGCATCACCAGTCAGGTAACCTCTAGTGTAGCCTGGGCTGTCGGGAGTCACGGACATGCCGCCCTGTGTGCCGTCCACAGTCACGTCTGAATCATCACCAGTTAAATTTGTGGGATTAGCAGGAGCACCGTTGATAGTGGGCTCTATATAGAACTGTTGTGTGTCGTAGCCTGACAACGGAACTTCAATATCGGCCTGTGTAAGTATGGCATCATTGATTTCTTGATCTTTGGGTCTGGTACTAAACACATCGCTTTCGGTCAGCGGAGTGTACAAGGACCAGAAGGTGGAATTGGTTATGGCAGTACCAGCGGGTGTGTTTTGAGTGGCTCGATAGTACACATCACCTTGGTTCACAATTGAACCCATGGGGTAGAAATTGCCATCATCCCAGATGTTTTCGCTCACAACAGGTGCTTTCAATATGTCTTTGACTTCTTGTGCATTGGTCATTGGCGTGGCTTTGACTCGCCAGGTGTGCGGTTGCCAAGTTTGGGCAAAGCCCTCGCTTGCAAAAGCAGCGTCTTGAATCATGTAGTACTTGGGCAAAGGCACAGGAATCGCAGTGTTCAAGGGATTGTAGTCTTTGAGATTGGGCACTTCTAGCACATCACCGTTCATGAGCTTGCGACCAAAAGTGTCAATCATGTCATTGTAGTGAAATGTAATAAACAAGGTATCATTGTTGAGAAACAGGCCAAACTGTGACAGGTCAAAATCCACGTCTTGTGTTTGGTAAACACCCCGCATGACATATACATCTTGATCATAGATTCTGTCACGGTTTTCCAACAACAGCAAGTCTTGAATGTTTAATGGACTGAGTTCATCATATATAGGCTGTGTGGCATCGTAGTTGCCGCTGACGGCAGAATCTTCGCCGCCTGTTTGCGGTCCAAGATATTTGTGCACAAAAAGATCCAGGCCGCCCACAGTGTACATTTCACTGATGGTACGATCCATAAATTGATAATCTCGTGTGCGGTTAGGGCGGTAAAGTGACAGGCGTGGCATAGTCGAGTATTTATGGGCAGATTGACCAATAATCGAACAAGTGCTACAATAGCTGTATGAAAGTAGTCAAACTGAACCGCAGATTTCGCCAGTTCCGAGAACATGGACACACTGTGGGCCTGAGATTTCCTAGCTACACTGAATCTGTACCATACGAAATAACAGTCAGAACCCGATTAGACCCTGGTGGCGGGCGGCATGATCTATGGTACAGTTACTTTGGGCATGGCCGGGTAGATGGGTACCGTCCGTATTGGATCACATTCCGCAATGAAACAGATGCTACTTTAGTACTACTTTCTGCTGACTTGACCAAAAATGGGTAATCTGCTATAATTACTGATATGATTAAAGGAGCCACCGTGAAATCTGCTGTAGCAAACAAACCCGTAAAACCTCTAAATCCACGCAGTGCAGACACCAATGTCATGGGACCAGAACCCACCTGGCGCGAACAGCCCATCAGCAACAGGACCAGTCAAATGACTGCTGCCTTTTCCTGGTACAATTACTTTTACGGCAAAAAAGATGCTCGTGACATGATTGTTAACTATCTGGAACTGCATGGACGCAAAGCCGATGTTCGTGCTCTCAAAGGCGTGCCTGATTCAGACATTCGATTAACTGCCGGATGGTTGTGCAGAATGAGCATGGTGGGACTAGAACTGTCTGACCATGAACAAATCAAACTAGACAACATGCTGACACAACTGGTTGCAGTCAAACAACAAGAAGTTCCAGTAGAATCCGCAGAACCTGTGGTGGCACGTCTGACCATTCAGGATCGGTTGCGTGAAAAAGTAAGCGAGTGTGCTGGTGAACTGGACGGCCTATTTGATGAGTTTATTTTGGCCGGCGCCAAAATGAGTGCAGACTACAAGCCAATTATGTTGATCCGTGGCATGAATGTGGCGCCACAAATGGTAAGTTCTTTGGCTGATATTTGGAAACGCAAGCAGGCCGAGTTTGAAGAAGTTGTCAAAGGCAAAGACGCACAACTGGTAGAAGGCTACGGATATCTCAGCAAAATACAACTGCGCAATGTGCTAAAGTTTTGCGAAACAGTGATCAACGACTGCGGCGCATATGTACAGATTAAAAAGGTCGAGCGCAAGCCACGTGCAGTCAAAGCAGTGACACCAGAAAAACGTGCAGCCAAGTTCAAGGTCTCAATGGAATTCGCTGATCTCAAACTCAAGGGATTGCCTGCCGCAAGCCTGGTGGAAAAAACAGAAGCCTGGCTGTATGACACCAAGAAACGCAAGCTGATACACATTGTGGCAGACTCGCATGCAGGATCGTTTACTGTAAAAAGCAATTCGATCATTGGATTCAGTGTGTCAGAGAGCATGCAAAAGACTGTGCGTAAACCCGTAGAAGTAGTCAAGGCCATGCAGGCCGCAGGCAAACCAGCTGCTAGGAAAATCTACAAAGATCTAACCACTACTGAAACAGGGTTCAACGGTCGCGGCACCGAAAACTTGGTAATCCTCAAGAGCTGGTAATGACTAAATATAAGGAACGGAGTTCCTTATGAGTGAAAACACCCTGCCCCAGCTGAAACAAAACTTGATAGAATATGTCAAGCTTCAGCTGGGTGATCAGATCATTGATCTTGAAACTGATCCAGCACACTACGAAGCTGCATACCAAAAGACCATTGGCACTTACCGACAACGTGCCCAGAATGCATACGAAGAAGCCTACATCTTTATGGAGCTCATGCGTGATGTCAACATCTACACCTTGCCTCAAGAAGTAGTGCAAGTTCGACAGATTTTCCGCAGAACATTTGGTGACTCCACAGGCCCATTTGCCAGTAACTTTGACCCATTTGCCCAGGCATCCATCAACGTTTATCTCATGAACTTCAACGTAGCAGGTGGCCTTGCTACCTATGATTTCTACAGTCAGTATGTGGAACTGGCAGCCAGAATGTTTGGCGGGTTTATGAACTACACCTGGAACACTGTGACCAAGAAACTGCAATTGATCCGTGATCCCAAAGGCACAGGAGAAAATGTGCTGCTGTGGACTTATCAGTTAAAACCCGAGGTTCAGCTGCTGCAAGACTATCAGATATCACAGTGGATTCGCGACTACATGGTGGCCAACGTTAAATTGATCATTGGTGAAGCACGTGAAAAGTTTTCAACCATAGCTGGTCCGCAAAGCGGCACCACACTCAACGGTACAGCTATGAAAGCAGAAGGCCAGGCACAAATGGACGCCCTAATTGAACAACTCAAAATGTATGTGGATGGCTCACAACCACTAACTTGGGTAATTGGTTAATTGACACACAATTAAATTACTGTTATACTACGGTATGGCAGACTTAATGATCGACTTAGAAGGACTTGCAACAGGTCCCGACACATGCATTCTAACTATTGCGGCTCAAAGCTTTGACCCGTTTGGGCACAGCTATTCGGGCAAATTCTACTATGCCAGGGTAACACTGGAAAGCCAACCAGATCGGGCAATTGATCAAGGCACAATTGATTGGTGGGCTACCCAACCAGCACATGCACGGGAAGAAGCCTTCAGCGAAGAAGGCCGCATACCACTAGATCAAGCACTAGAAGAATTGGGCCGGCTGATCTGGCACTCTGGTCGCATCTGGGCACAAGGCCCCACGTATGACATGAACATCCTTGAGCATGCTTACAAAAGCTACAACAAATCATTGCCTTGGAAATACTTTCAAGTATGCGATAGTCGCACACTGTTTAGATTATGGCCTGATCAACCTATCCCGCCTACTACTCACCACGCCCTGGAAGACTGCCGCAGACAAATTGGCATGCTGCAACAAACACTGCGACATCTAAATATCAAGGAACTCAAATGATTATGCATCGTCTGTTATGGATAAGTGGAATAGCCGGAATGACAGCAGTGGTTTGGATAGCTGTGACACAGAGTCAACTGATGCTGTTGCTGATCAGTTACTTGTATTTTAGATTTATAAAATTAGTAGGATTTCATATAGGACTGCATCGATACTTTTGCCACGGTAGTTTTAAAACTGAAAAAGCACAACACTTGTTAATGGTAGTTACCTCGGTATTGTTAGGACAAGGTAGTCCTATCTCCTGGACAACAATGCATAGGCATCATCATAAAAATGCTGATCAGCCGTTGGATGTGCATAGCCCACATCATGGAAGATGGCAAAGCTTGTTCAGTACATTCACTGTGAGATCTAACAATTGGTGGGTAAATGTAAAAAAAGTAAACAAACTTCCGCGTGAATTATTTCGAGATCCGGTATTGGTATTTGTACACGACCATTATTTTAAAATTTGGGCTACAATAATTATATCTGCATGGGCGTTGTTTGGAACAACGTTTTTGTTATTTTTTGTATTGGCGCCAATTGGATTTGGATGGCTGCATGCTCCGTTTATCAATTTTTTTGCACATTTAAATCTACCAGGATCTTATAGAAATTACAACACCTTGGACAAAAGCTACAACAACAACTATATTCGTTGGATAAATCCGGAGGAAGCGTATCATAACAATCATCATGCAGTTCCGGGCAATTACAATTTTGCACACAAAGACAATGAATTTGATCCAGTTGCCCCAATAATAAAATACTTTTTTGAAAAAAAAACAACATGAACAGGTATCTTGATTGACAATCAGCTGGCTGCCCAACACATGTCTATTGGGACTGGCCTTCTTGTAAAATATGGTTTAAGGAAACGCTCAATGAAATCACTGCCTAAATTATTGATTATTGGACACGGCCGTCACGGCAAAGACACTGTGTGTGATATTCTCAGGGACAACTATGAATTTCAGTTCCAAAGCAGTTCGGAGTTTTGTGCTCAAAAGTTTATCTACAACAAACTCAAACACAAATACGGTTATACCAGTTTCGAACAGTGTTATATAGATCGACACAATCATCGATCAGAATGGTATGACATGATTCATGCCTACTGCCGGGATGACTATGCTCGATTGGGACGAGAGATTTTTGCTGAAAATTCAATCTATTGTGGTCTAAGAAACAAAAGTGAATTTCATGCCATGCGGAATACTGGGGTGTTTGACCACTGCATCTGGGTGGATAGATCAGACCACCTGCCTCCGGAACCTCGAGACAGCATGAACCTGGAGATCTGGATGGCCGACTACGTGATTGATAACAACGGAACCTTAGAAGATTTGCATCGCAGTGTGTGCGAGCTAATGGATCGCTTGTTGACTCAACCCAAGTTGTCAAACATCGGGTTCTAGCCCGCCCTGTCGCCAGGGCAGCTCACTCTTGGCCAGTTCTATTTCACAGTTTTTACAGACTGATTTAAGATTTCGAACTTCGGTGTTGGTAAGTCTACCGTCCATGTGATACACCAGCATTTGTGCTGAGTACCTGGCCCTAAACCCACATCGGTCACACACCATTTTTTTCTTGTAGCCTGCTGCTTGCCAGCTGGGCTCTCGCTTGCGCAATCCCTTGTTTTTTCTAATGCAGTTCTCACATCTTGAGCGATAGTGAGTCACATCGTTGCGACAGTAGTTGACGGCACAAGGCCTTTGCTGACAAACAGGACATACAGGACGGTTCATATGGTATTTATAAGCAGGACCTTTGCAAAGGGCACTGTAGAACACCATTTTTACCAAATGCCTATAAATATCTACAACTTGAAAAGGAATCCATTATGGCTCTAGTATCACCAGGCGTAGAAGTAATAGTCATTGACGAGAGTCAATACATCCCTTCTGCAGTCAACACCGTCCCTTACTTTATTGTTGCTACAGCACAAAACAAAGTCAGTGCTGATGGCATCACTGTGGCAGCAGGCACCCTTGCAGCCAATGCTAACAAAACATATCTTATTACCAGTCAGCGTGATTTGGCCGCCACATTTGGTGTGCCTTTCTTCTACAACACCACAACTGGTACGCCCATCAATGGTTACGAACTCAACGAATACGGCCTATTGGCGGCTTACTCAGCACTGGGCGTTACCAATCGTGCTTATGTTCAACGTGCTGACGTTGACCTCACTGAGCTCACAGCCAGTCTGATTCGCCCTACAGGCAATCCCAACAACGACACCTACTGGGTTAATACATTGACCAGCACCTGGGGTATTTTTGAATGGAATCAGACCACCAACACATTTACCAATAACGTACCACTGGTACTGACAGACTCTGCGGATGTGGTCGGCGGTGACGGATCAGATCCGGTGGCAGATCTTACGCCTGTTGCAACTGTTGGCAGTATTGGTGATTATGCTATATCCCTGATAGGTCCCAGCACAATTGGCTATTACAAGCGTTATGACAACACTTGGGTGCAAGTAGGCGGCGAAGACTGGAAAACTGCACACCCTGCAGTGATCAGTGCAAATGCTCCAACCACATTGACAGTGGCCAGCAACATCAGCATCAACGACAGCTTGGTAACAGTGCCTGCATCTCCCAACAACACCATTGCAGGACTTGTTGCAGCAATTAACAGCGCGGCCATCACTGGAGTTACTGCAAGAGCAGTATCTGGCAAACTGTATATCTATGCTGATTCTACTGCTACCAATGACGGCAGCACACTAACCGGTAATGGCATTGTTTCAATTCAACCAGGTCCCACTGGTGGCACAGCATTGCTGTCAGCTCTGGGTATTACCTCTAGAGATTACGCTGCTCCTGACTATTTTCCAGGATACAGCTATCAAAGTCCTCGTTGGAGAACCACCGACACTGACGGCGGCCGCCCAACTGGATCAGTTTGGCAAAATCTAAGCACTGCCAACAATGGTCTAGACATCAGTGTCAATGTGTTCAATACTGCACTAGACACATTTGTTGAACAAAACTGCCCTTCTTATGCTGGAGATAACTTTGCCAACTTTGCACTAGACCCCACAGGCGGTGGCCGCAACATTCCAGTAGGCAGCACCTATGCAGTGTATAACTCTCGTGGATACAGTACCCCAACTTTCCCCACAATGTCTTTTGACATTCTGGAAAGATTTGCTCTGGGCGCAACTGAAGTCACAGGCACTCCGTCCACACCACTGCCAGCAATACCATTTGCTGTTGGAAGTCAATTTGGAATTGGATCCACAGAACCGGGTACTTCCACAATTACCACTGCACTTGCGACCATTGGTGGCACAGGAACAGTAAGCGATTTTATCAATGCTGTGAGTGCGGCCAACGTTCCCAATTTGTCAGCCAGAGTAAATTCTGCAGGAAACATTGTGCTGGTGGACAGCACAGGTGGCAGTATAGGAATATCAAACGTTACAGGTACACCAGCGACCATAGCTGGATTTACAACTGCCAACCCAAGAGTTCGTCCGTCTGCCCTCACAGCAGGCCTGTTGGTAATGGGTAACTGGGTAACTGCACCGCTGTTTACTTACACAGCCAGTGCAGTAGAACCTGATCAAGATCCAGCTGATGGTCGTTTGTGGTACTACAGCTCAGTGAGCGATGTGGACATCATGATTCAAGACAACGGCACCTGGCAAGGTTATCAAAACGTCACCAACGATGTTCGTGGTTTTGACTTGACTCTGACCAATGCCAGCGGTCCTATTATTGCTGCTTCAGCACCTGTCACACAGAATGACACAGCAGAATCTCCACTGGTATTAGGTGATCTATGGGTGGATACCAGTGACCTAGAAAACTACCCCAAACTTTATCGTTGGGAATTGGTCAGCGGAGTCAACCAGTGGGTAGAAGTTGATACCACAGATCAAGTGACTGAAAATGGTATTTTGTTTGCTGACGCACGTTGGGCTCCAAACGGCACAACAGATCCTGTGTCAGGCGAATTTCCTTCTATTGTGAGCCTACTGACCAGCGACTATCTTGATCTGGATGCAGTAACTCCTGACCTGTATCCACAAGGTATGTTGTTGTTCAACACACGCCGCAGTGGTTACAATGTCAAGAGCTTCCAGAGCGACTACTTCAATGCTCAAAGCTTCCCTGATGATACATTGCCCACACAGAAAAATACCTGGCTCACAGCCAGTGGCAATCGTCAAGACGGAGCCATGTGGTCAGGCCGACTTGCACAACGCCAGTTGATTGTGCAGGCCATGAAGTCTGCAATTGACACCAGCATTGCTGCACGTGAAGAACAAAATCAGTTCAACCTTATTGCTACTCCTGCTTATCCTGAACTGACACTCAACATGATTGCACTCAGCAACGAGCGCAACAACACCTTGTTTGTGGTGGCTGACACTCCCATGCGCCTGGGCAATGATGGCAACAGCTTGGTTGATTGGGCAACCAACAACAACGGTCTTGGCCTGGTCACAGAAGATGGTAACAATGCAACCAGCAACTATGCTGCTGCATTCTACCCCAGCTGCTTGACCACAGACCTTGGAGGCAACACAGTGGTACAGCCACCAAGCCACATGATGGTACGCACAATCTTGCGTAGCGATGCTGTGAGTTATCCATGGTTGGCTCCAGCAGGCACACGTCGAGGTGTGGTTGACAACGCTGCTGCCATTGGTTACATTGATGCAGCCACAGGTGAGTTCCAGCAGATTGGTGTAAGCCAGTCAGTACGCGACATCTTGTACGAACGCAACATCAACCCAATTACGTTTATTCCAGGAATTGGTATTGTAAACTTTGGTAACAAGACCACTACCACAACAACCACTGCACTGGATCGAATCAACGTGGCACGACTGGTTGCATTCCTGCGTGGACGCCTGGAAGAAATTGGCAAGTTGTTCTTGTTCGAACCCAACGACGAAATCACTCGTAATGAAATTGCCAACGTTTGCAACAGCTTGATGATTGATCTGGTATCCAAACGAGCCATCTACGATTACCTGGTGGTGTGCGATACCAGCAACAACACACCAGCACGTATTGATCGTAACGAACTGTACGTAGACATTGCTATTGAACCAGTCAAGGCAGTGGAATTTATCTATATTCCGTTGCGCATCAAGAACACTGGCGAAATTTCAGGCGCTGCTTCTTAATCAACTGGTGGGGGCAAACACCCCTACCAATTCAGGTAAATAAACATATAGGAGATATACAAAATGGCAGTTTCATCATTACAGCGCATGACAGTTCCAGTGGGCAGTGCCGGCGAAGGCGGCGTCCAGGGCATGTTGATGCCCAAATTAAAATACCGATTCCGTGTGTTCTTTGAAAACCTGGGCGTTTCAAAACCTACAACAGAACTCACAAAACAAGTGGTCAGTGTGTCACGACCTAATTTGACATTTGAAGAAATAGCAATTCCAGTCTACAACTCAACACTCAAGCTAGCAGGGCGCCACTCTTGGGCAGATATCACTTGCTCAGTACGTGATGATGCCACTGGCGAAGTCAGTCGCTTGATTGGCGAGCAGTTGCAAAAGCAAATGGACTTCTTGGAAATGGCATCAGCCAGTTCAGGTATTGATTACAAGTTTACTACCAAGATTGAAATATTAGACGGCGGCAACGGAGCGTTTGATCCTGTGGTTCTTGAAACATGGGAACTGTACGGTTGCTATCTTAAAGGTGCCAACTACGGCGATCTAAACTACAGCTCAAACGAAGCAGTCACTGTTGAAATGTCAATTGCTTACGACAACGCCAATCAGACACCTGGCGGATCTGGAGTTGGTGCAGAAGTTGGCCGAGCTCTTGGTGATGTTGTGACAGGTGCTGGCCAAGCTAGCTAACGCTAACAAGGTCTAGCTAATGTCTAACTTCGGTCAAGACTTTCTCAAAGGTTTTACCAACGTCAATACCTTGCGTGACTACACTCACGCAAGCAAAACGTTTACGTCCAATCAATACGAACTTAAACCCAGGTTTAAGTTTCTTTTTCACGTTAGTTTTACTCTCAACACACAGATCCCGTCGCTGAATCAGTTTGTTAGTTCTGGTGATATTTCCAGTCTTAGTTATGTGGTCAAAACAGTTGATTTGCCCAAGTACAATGTCAAGACTGAAACACTCAATCAGTACAACCGTAAACGTGTGATACAAACAGGCATTGAATATCAGCCTGTGACTTTGACGTTTCACGACGACGGCGGAGATGTGGTTCGCAATTTGTGGTACAACTATTTCAGCTACTACTACAAAGATCCTAGCCAGAAATATCTTAACCCCAACAACACCAACGGCAGTGCTGGCGCCAGCGAAAACTCTCAAACAGGTTTCAACTACAACGGCAGAGACATCTATGATGATTATCGTCAAGTCAATGACTGGGGCTACATTGGAGAAGCCATCAACGACGGCACCAATTCAATCAATTCCAGCACAGGAAAGCCTCCGTTTTTTCGAGACATTAGAATATATGGCCTGGACCAGCACAAGTTTGCAGAGTATGTGCTGATCAATCCCTTGATTACCAACTGGAATCACGATACCTACAACTACAGCGAAGGTGGAGGTACCATGCAGAATACCATGACCATTGCGTACGAAACTGTGAAATACTATACAGGTGCAATTGGCAGTCAGCGTCCTGACGTCAATGTGCAAGGTTTTGCTGACCCTGCACACTACGATACCACAGTAAGCTCACTGAGTCGCCCAGGCAGCACCAGGTCAGTGTTTGGCCAAGGCGGCTTGCTGGATGCTGGCAGCGGCATTTTGAAAGATTTGCAAAGTGGCAGCCCATTGGGACTGATTGGTGCTGCACAAAAAGCACTCACTGCTCGAAACACATTCAAAGGAAAAAATATTGCATCATTGGCCAAGAGTGAAGCAACTGCCATTGGCACCAGTGCTATCACATCGGGCATTAGAAATAACGGTGGTAGATTTTTTCCAACACCTAAATCTCCGTCAACTAACTAAATGTTATGAGCAGTATCAATTCCACCAATTACAACATTGATCAAACAGTGCGTGTGTTTGACAGTTTCTACGAGTACGATGTCAATGTTCCTGCGGCAGAGTATGATGTGGTGTACAGTTACTTTCAAAAAGAAATGACCACTGCTGCAGCAGCTGGTAATTTCACAGTGAGCTTGTTCAGAGTAGCTGAAGAAACTGGTATTCCTGCCATGGATCTGCTGCAACAATTTCAGGGACAAAACGGTGTGAATCTAAACGTGCAGTTGGCCTATTTTCTCAACAGCATACGCAACAAGGCCACATTGCTGGGCGTGGGTGTGCCTGTACAAAGCAATAGATACGCTGCAAGGTTAGTGGTACAATGAGCAAATGGGCACAAGGCACATACGAAGTCATCAACAAAGACAAGTATGTGGGTACTCGTGCCCCTCGCTATCGGTCGGGCTGGGAATTCAGTTTCATGAAGTTTTGCGATTCCAACGATCATGTGCTGCAATGGGCCAGCGAAGCCATACAAATACCCTACAGACATCCGCTAACCGGCAAGCAAACCATCTATGTGCCGGACTTTTTGATCACTTATCGCACTAGAAGCAACACCATGCGAGCTGAACTGATTGAAATCAAACCCAAAAAACAAAGCGTGATTGAGTCTAAAATGAGCTCTCGAGACCGTGCAGTGGTTGCCATCAACTATGCAAAATGGCAAGCTGCCACTGCCTGGTGCAAGCGCCAGGGAATCACTTTTAGAGTGGTCACTGAAGACGATATGTTTAGGAACGGTTCCAAGTAGCTACTAAATATGGCATGACCAAAAAACTTGAAGAACTTTTTGACTTGCCATCAAGTGACGATGATCAGGACACAGAATCAGCACTGCCCACCACTCGTGAAACGCTACAAGCCCTAGACGAAGCCATTGACAAAGTGGATGCTGCACTGCCTGCAGTGCGGGGACTAGATGCCACAGATGTTGAAATGGATGAGCTAAGTGACATGGCCAAAGGCAGCTACAAAGATCTCATGGATCTTGGCATGCAAGTAGACAGCCGCTTTGCCAGCGAAATCTTTGGGGTAGCCAGCAACATGCTGGGCCATGCTATCACTGCCAAAACAGCCAAGCTGGACAAAAAACTCAAGATGATTGACCTGCAGATGAAAAAACTGCGTCTAGATCAGCAACAGCAAATAATTGACGACAAAAACGCCGAAGCAGGCACCGGGCCTGCTGTGCAACCAGGCACAGGAGTTGTGCTGAGCCGCAACGATTTGCTGAATCGCATTCTTGGTAAAGATCAAATTGCTGAAAAAGAATAAATATACGATAGGATACTGATATGAATACACTTGCAAAATACCTTGCCGAAAGCGAACGCACATACAACTACCGCATCAAGGTGGTGGGCGACGTGCCCGCAGGCTTTTTCAAAGAGCTCAAAAACAAATGTGCTCAGTTTGACATTGCCAAGATGTCTGACCCAAAAACCGCACCAGTGCGCAAGCAAATTCCGGACTTTCCGGCGTTCCCTAATCAATCAATGACCATTGTGGATGTGGAATTCAAGTACCCAGCCATTGAGCCACAGATCAAACAACTGGCACAAATACTAGGACTTGATCCAAATCGTATTGTGATGATGGCCACTCCATACGAAGAAAGTCTCGACATCGAGAGCAAAAAAATTGAAGATCAAAACAAAGATTTGTTAGATAGCCCATACCCTGCGCCAGATGCCGAACAACGAGCACTCAAGAAAGACTATGCAACTGGTCCATATGATCATGCTGTGTTGAAGAACGCATATCGCAGTAGTTTCACCATTGCCGGAGAGAAAACCCCGGCTGCCAAAACCACAAATGAATTGCCAGTGGGTGTCAAGAGTCCCATGACCAATATCAAACGTCAACCCAAGCCAGCCACTGGCGCAAACCCAAGAGGATAATCCCCATGACATTTTTTTACGATCTAAACAAAAAGCTAGATGGCATCCGTGCCACACCCGAAGTCACACACAAGCAGTTGAATGAGCGTGACATGAGTCGTGCTGCCAAAGGCTATGAAAAGTACGGCAAACAAGGTATGGAAGCATTGGCCAAGGCAGGCCGTGATGGTAAAGATCTTGACCCAGTTCGCGACAAATACAACAAGTATGACGAAAGTGTAGCAGAAGGTTCCACTGGCGATTACTCGGCTAAAAAAGCTCGTGCCGGCAAAGACATTGGTAAGCCAGGCAAGAACTTTGAAAAAATTGCCAAGAGTGCAGCAGAGCGTTATGGTTCAAAAGAACGCGGTGAAAAAGTTGCTGGTGCCGTACTGAATAAATTGCGTCATCCAAAGGAAGATGTTGAAGAAGGAACGCACACACAACATGCCATGGATCTAAATCCTGACATGGGTCGTCCTCCCAAGCAAGGCATCTTGGGTAAAATTGGTTCTGGTATCAAGAAAGCAGTTGATGTACTTGCCCCTGGCGATGAAGAATTACTACGCCGTCTAGAAAAAAGTTCTGGTGGAAGCCGTCCTCCAATGGCCAAAGAAGCAATGAGTCCAGCTAGACAAAAGAGCTTCGCTGCTTTAGCTCCTCCTACAGACAAGATCACTTTTGCTGACAAAATTGCTGGAGCCAAAAAAGAAGTAGACGAAATGCTGGGTGACGTTGCTGCTGAAGCAATGAAAAAAGCCATCGGTGGCGGTCGTGGGCGTAATTCTGAAATGAACGAAACGCAAGGTGCAACTACCTATACCGTTGCTTATAAAGATCCTAGCAAGCCGGGCAAGTCATACAGTACTCAAGTCAAGGCCACTAGTGCAGCAGAAGCAAAAGCAGCATTCCAAGAATGGGACACCACAAGTCGTTTCACTTACCTGGGTTCCAGACCCGATGTTGACACAGTTCATGAAGCCAGCACTGACAATGCGTTTGACTACAAAAATCGCAGAGAACCAGAAGCACAAAAATCTGCCAGCCGCATTCACAAAGGCACGTACGGTACTGAATATGATGGTAATCGAGATGATGCCAAAGCAATTGCTGCCAAGAAAAAAGCCGCAGCAGCAGCTGGACAAGGTTCACGTGGTCGTGGCCGCCCCAAGAAAAATGCTGACAGCGACACAGGTCAAGTCATGAAACCTGACTTTTCAGCATTTGGTGTTGGTGGCAAAGTAAACCTACCCAAGCACAAAGGTGCTGTGACCCGACACAAAATGAGTGACAAAGAGCCTGGCAAAAAAGTCAAAGAAGGTTCTGACCATGGGCAAGCACAACAAATTTATAACGACCTTGCTGATATTCGTGCAGTAGCAAAGCAAGCACAACGTGGTGGTGAATTCCCACAAGGATTTGCTAGTCGTTTAGAATCTGTGCTGTATGCAGCAATGACCTTGATTAAAAATCAACAGTCAGGTGACGCACAAGTTAGCGAAGAAGAGCTTGATGAAAAAGCAGTAAGCAAAAAGCAACAAAAGTTCATGGGCATGGTTCATGCTGCACAAAAAGGCGAAAAGCCTGCTAGTGGAGCAGTTGCCAAAGTAGCAAAAGAAATGCCTAAAAAAGCAGCCAAAGACTTTGCTGCAACAAAGCACAAAGGCCTGCCAGAAAAAGCAGAAGAATCAGACAGTCCCACTGACAGCAGCAAAAAAGTCAGCAAACGCAGTGCCAAGTCAGAAGAAAAAGTTGATGAAACCACAGTGAGTGGCAGCGTGGCAACAGCACCTGCTGCAGGCGGCAAAAAATCCAGTGGTGGATTTACGTTTGGTGGCGGCATCTATGACAGCATGAACCGTAACTTGGAAAACATGATCTCTGAAAGCATGAGTCGCCTGGACGAAAGCATGAGCATGAATATGAGTCTGAACGCAGACGCACAAGACGGCCAAGGCAAGAGCCTGACCATCACAGCCACTGGAGACGATGCAGACAAACTGGCCATGATGTTGAAAATGGCTGGCATGGGCAGCGACCACGATCATGATCAGGCCTACAGTCAAGCACCTGACATGGTGGATGAAAACAAGCCAGATTATCCTACCAATACTGAAACCAGCAATGACGCATTTCAATACTCAGGTGGCCTGAACAAACCTAAGTCAACTGGACAGACCACAATTCCTGTGATTGCCAGCCAAGAAGAACGTCAGTACACCAACGAAGGTCAAGGACCAAGTGACGCAGAACGATTGGATCATTATCATGACCTAAAAGCAGGCGGCATGGATCCTGATGAAGCTGAGGAAGAAGCATACGGCACAGATGACTGGTACAATGACATGAACGAACAAGATCCCATTGCTAGAATGATGGAAATGGCCGGCGTCAAGAAAAAGAAGCCTGATTTCCTGGACGTTGACAAAGATGGTGACAAAAAAGAACTGTTCAAAAAAGCAGTCAGCGACAAAGAAAAGCAAGTTGACGAAAGCATTTTTGCAATGACAGCAAACTTGTGGAAATCATACAAAGGACAATAATGAAAAGCCTACGCGATTATCTTGAAGAATCCGAACACGCTGCCTCTAATCCTGTGGAGGGCGACATGTTTGCCATTAACATTCGTGAAGAATGCCTGATTGAAAGCGTGGTGGTAGAAAGCCGCAGCGACGGTGTGGTGATTGCTGCGGATGATCGCATGATCGAGTTGCTGGAAAGCTACGGCTACACATTTGAAGAAACCTGTATGGAGTGCGGCGGCTCAGGCTGTGGCTGCGGTAGTACAGAACAACACAGCAATGCTGCAGATCAAGATCCTGGTGAGTATGATCAAGAAGGTTCCATGGCCAAAGACGATCTCAACACCATTGTGACTGCTGCTCGCCGACTCATGGACCTACTGGGCAACAACGACAACATGCCTGAGTGGACTCAGAGCAAGATTGATCGTGCTGCTGACTATGTGGACACTGCTGCTGACTATATTGCCAGCAAGAAAACTAGTGGCGTTATGGAAGGCGACAGCGAGTCCAATCCTGTGGCTCGTGCTATCCTGCACCGTATCATGATGCAACACACTGGCATGCTGGCCCAGTACGGTCCTGAACAAGTGATGAATGCTGTGGATGAAGTTGCTGACCGCGTGAACATAGGTCCTGATGATGAAATTGGCTCCAGCGATGTGAGTGGCTATGTGCGTCAAGTGCAGCAGATGCTGGACAGCCCGCGTGAGCAAGATGTGGCGGAAGAAGCCTACAGATACGGAGCTGGCGGTGAGTGGGACAAACGCAATATGAAAGCCAAGAATCCCGAAATCGAGCGCGATTTAAAAGCCTTTAAGGTCTGGATTAATGGCGGGCCGTCAACGACACTCGGACCTGGCGGCCTGACCAGCATTATAGATGGTGTGCAAACTTATTTTGAACGCATTAACCCAACTGATGATGCTGCTGTTGCAAAAATACTACAGAGCATTTTTAAATCAACTATTGGACAGCTCAGAACAATAAAACCCCCACCAATGTGGGCGCAATATTTAAATCCAGTATTGGATGCAGCCATTAAGGAACCGATGAATCAAGGTAACCCTGCAGCACCTGCTGCTCGCACTGCGCCAGCTTTGGGAGAGCCGCCTGCAGCACCTGCTGCACCTGCAGCACCTGCAGCACCTGCAGCACCTGCTGCACCTGCTGGCAAAAGATTTAATACAGCAAATGCCACAACGGTCACACCGAGGCCAGTTACCCCAGTGGCCCCTGCAAGAATTGCTGCTCCAATGATGCGGTTGCGTGAAGCAAACCAAGGTGTAGCCGAAGGTGGCTTCAACGACGACGGCAGTTACAACACCAGCGACGACGAAGCAACTGACTTTGACGAATACGATTTTGATGATACAGAATTAGGCGAAGCCGAATACCAAGGCCGCAAAGTGCAGCTGGGCAAACCCATGCAAGGCGACGTGGCCAAAAGCAAAGTGTATGTAAAGGATCCCAAGACCGGCAACGTGAAAAAAGTCAACTTTGGTGATCCCAACATGACAATCAAGAAATCAAATCCAGCTCGACGCAGAAGCTTTAGAGCCCGTCACAACTGCGACAATCCAGGACCCCGGACATCTGCTCGTTATTGGTCATGCCGCGCCTGGTAATATTATAAAGGAAACACAATGTACAAACCTCTAAACGAAAACTTAACAACTCCTCCTGTGCTGAATCCGCACAGTCCAGCCACTCAGGGCTACAAGCAACAACCTGTTGACATTCCCGGCGTTCTGCATCAAACACGTGAGTTGTTTCAGCCAGTGATTGCAATTCCCCCTGAAGGTAGCAAATAATGGCTGCTGTTCAAGTTGTTAACACCGCAGGCAATGTATTATGGACAACAGACAAAGTAGAATTTAATGCTGTCACTAATGATGTTACCTATCAAGTTTTTGCCACTGCACTAGGTACTGCCAATGCAGTGGGCAATTTATATGCCAATGTAGTTAGAGTTCCTGCTGGATCAACACACTACGTTTATGTTGGTGCAGGAAATTATCTTATCATAGTTGGAACTACATTTACTGCTCTCGCATGCGGCACAGCAAGTTCCGCACAAAACAGCGTGTTCTAAACGTGCGAGCCCAGGAGTTTATTACTGAGCGTGACGGCAAGATTGGAACTCGCCGTCAAGCAGCCACACGAGGCCTAACTATTTTTGGTGATGCTGAACGTGCCAACAGTGACTACACTCTGAACCGTGTGATGATGGCAGTGGCCATGGCCGACGGGTCAGGTGATGTATTGGACATGGATGAAAAAAGCTGGATAGGAAAAAAACGTGGTGCCTATCCCTACACCGAAATTGAGCACGAAATGCTGAAACAAGCATTTAAAGCAGCAGGTGCTGAATATACTGATTTGAATGCTGGTGACATGGATTCAGAAGAAGTTCCCAGCACCAACACTCAAAGTCCTGTCAAGGCATTCAAAGGCTACTGATGAGAGCACGTGAGTTCATTGTGGAACGAAAAGCCTTGTCTCCTGAACAAGCAGCTCCCATGCGACACACCTATGTGATTCCTGGACTCAGTGCCTCTGACCCCTACAACAACTATAGATTTGGTGTGGCCATGGCCAGGGCCCGCAGTGATGCAGGCACAGATGGCATCAACGCCAAGATTCCTGCCTGGGACTCAGAAACAACATTTGGCGAGCACGGGGTCGTTGTTGGCATGAATGCAGGTATTGCTCAAGTGATTGATACTGCACTGACCATGACCAAAACACCTGGCGGCAAAAAACTAGTAGGCACAGCCAACAGTCAGGAACCCAGATTTGTTGATACCCAAAGTCCAGTCAAGCCCTTTGCAGGATATTGATCTTGACTAAATATTACCAAGAACACAAGGATTATTATGAGAGCCTCAGAAATACTACGCCAAATGGCTGATATGATTGATTCAAAATCAATGCCACAACAGGCCAAGCCTGTTCATGCAGATCATACAGGCAATTCAGAACTGATTCCTGTGCCCACAGATACATTCTTGCCACCATTGCAGGCCAAGTACGAACTGCTAAAAAAAGCAGTGGGTGTAGACAACACGTTTGATGAGAATGTGGGCCAGGTGTCTGAAGATCCCGAAGCGTCAAATCACAAAGTCACTCCCATGAGCTCTGAAGAGTCCAGTGCGTTAGAACGCATGAAAAAAGCTGCGGGTGTGAATGCATTTATCACAAGCGAATTAAGCGACGACGAGCCGCTGGAAAATTAAGGAGTCTGCAATGAGTTTCATTCAGAATCTTTTTACCAGCAGAGACAACAATGCCAATGCTGAAACCTATGTGGGTCAACAGGATCGATTGTGGTACAGCCCTAACACCAATGCAATATATGTAAACTCAGCCAATGTGGCAGGCGGCACACCAGTGACATTGCCAGCCACGGCCAACCTTGTGATAAACACAATCACTGCTAACTCGGGCAACATAACAGGCAATTTGATTGTGAGTGGAAATATCTCACCAGCAAGCAATGTCAAAATTGGCGGCGTCCGAGCCGGGCCCGGGGCCAACATTTCAAATGATGGCCTACTTACCATAGACACCGCGGGTCTTCCATTTAGTTTTGGTGACTTTACTGCAAATGCTAATTTGTTGACCCTGGTTAATGTGGATCAAAACATGGTGCTGGCCACCCAGGGCAATGCCGAAGTGCAGCTGGTGGGCAACATTGGATTTTACAAAGTTGATGGGTTCCCGCCTAATATCAGCAACAGATACGCCAGTTTCAGTGACGTTGGCATAGTTGAAATTAAAGTAACTGCAACTGGCAATACTGGGGCAGTCAACATTATTGGCAGCTCCAGTGGTACCGAAATCCCGCCCGGGCAACCTGGTACCATGCTGCATATCACTGGACAACTAGATACGCCTTGTCGCTTGTACTATGACGGCAACAGTGACTATGTGAGTATGGTAGCAAGGCGATTTAACGGCAATGTTGATGTTCCTACTCAGGTGCTGGCCAATGAAGATGTACTACGTATTAATTCTACAGCAGCCACTAATGCAGGAGTAGGCAATGTGGGCATGGCTCAGATTCGCACAACAGCCTTGGAAAATCAAACTACCACAGCTCAAGGCAGCTCAATCACATTTACTGTTACTCCCATTGGATCACCGGCAAACGCTAGAGTAGATGTTGCAAATGTCACTGTGGCCAACGGCATCACAGCTACCAAGTTTACCACAGCAGGAACAGTGATTGCCACGGGCAATATCACAGGTGGTAATATTCTAACCGCAGGGTTGATTAGTTCAACAGGTAATATCACAGGTGGTAATATTCTTGGTGGAGCCAATGTCAATGCTACGTTGTTTACCGGTACAACCGTAAGTGTAACTGGTAATATCACAGGTGGTAATGTTCTTGGTGGAGCCAATGTCAATGCTACAACACACACAGGTGCTACAGTCAGTGTAACTGGCAACGTCACAGGTGGTAATGTTCTAACTGCTGGGCTGATTAGTTCAACAGGTAATATCACTGGCGGCAACGTAGCAGCCATGAACTACACTGGGTTAGTTACTCACTCAATTCGTAATGCAGGTGTTGTAAGTGGCACTACATTGACATTGAATGTTACCACAGATGACATTGTTAAATGTACTTTTGCTGACAACTTTACAATAGCATTCAGCAATATCATTGCCGGCCGCGTAGTTACACTCATAGCTACCAATACCTCTGCTGGTGATACTGACATTATCACTGCAGGTATCAGCAGTGTAAACATGCAGGGTGATTCCACACTCACAGTCACACAACAAACCACAGCAGTAATTACCTACTACAGTCTTGACGGTGACACTGCCAACATCTATGCTTCGGCAGTTTACGCTTAAAATTATAAAGAACTGATCAATGGCCAATCCGCCACCACCATACGACAACATTACCGGCATTTCACGTGCCGCAATGAAGGACAATGCTCAAACCAGCATTGTTGACTACGACGGTAATGCCAGACCCGGTGAACTTGTGGTGGATCAAACCACAACCATCTTGTACATAGGCAATGCACTGGGCGAACTCACAGCAGTGGCCACACCGTCGGGTGCAACAACCTGGGCACTGTTGAGCAACAAAGATGGTGCCGCAGGACCCACTATCATAGCCCTGGGCCAAAATGCTGGGTTTGACGGTCAGGCCAATGCTGCCATAGCCCTGGGTGAGGCAGCCGGTGCGGGAGGCCAAAATTCAGCAGCAATTGCAATTGGACAAAACGCCGGGGC